GTAGCAAGGGTCCCTGAAGTCGAAGCTACCAAACCATTGAACCTGAGAATCCCCCAGTCCCTGCACAAGAGGCTCAAGGTCCTCGCGGGTCTCTCGGGGGTCACGATGACCGAGATCATCATTGAATGCCTAGGGGCCGAGGTGACCCGAAGGCAGGACAGTTACGACCGGGGGGAATGATGGGGGAACAGGTTGAAGTTGAGGCATTTCAGGCTGAGACAACGTGGTTCCATATCTTCCGATCAATGATCGAGAGTGGGGATGCAGCCAAGATGGGGGGGAATGCCTTCCTTGTCTACTGCATCATCAAAGGTCATACGAACTTCAAGACCGGGAGAGCGTGGCCCGGCATCGACCTGATCATGGAGAAGGCAGGCCTCAGTAAGTCACAGGTCCTGCGGGAGTTGGACTCCTTGGAAGAGATGAAGTACATCACCCGAACACGGGAAGGCCGCAAGAACGTCTACACCCTTCGGGAGAAGGTAGGCATCACCGATGAGAAGGGTAGACCTGTTGCTGATGCCACTTGGGACTACGTGCCCGATGGGGTGAAGGGAGCAGTGGCGGACATCAAGAACGTGATCATGTCAGGAGAATTCGACGGAGCGAAGGTGATCAACATCGAGAACCTGACTATCAACTACTTCCGGGACCAAGCGTCCCAATGGAACATGAAGTCCTTGATGGAGAACATGGACAAGCTTACCCCGGAGTTGAAGGCCCTCCTGCTGAAGAACCTGAAACTATAGGTGTCATGGGTGACACGTATCAGCCGTGCGACCTATCCCTATTTTATAGGTGTCCACGGTGACACCCATTCAGGGGGTATAGGTGTCTTGGGTGACACCCTAACGAGATAGATGTAAACATTAACAAGAGCGCTCCCGAAAAGCCTCACCCTGTGGATAACTTGAAAAATGAAAACCCTACTCACCACACTATTCGTCGTTACACTCGCAGGCTGTGTCTCGGAACCCCAGATCGACTTCAGTTCCGCAGACAAACAGTGTTCATCCAAGTGCGCCACGGAGTACAGCCAGTGCAACTCTGGGTTCCATATGTCCGACTGGCAGTCACAGAGAGGATGCAATGGTGCCCTGAAGATATGTGCTGCTGCTTGTGGAGCAACCGTAGTATCAAACTGAAACAAAAAAACCCCCAAGGAATCCGTAAAGGAAACCGAGGGGGTTTTTTGTTTGTTACGCGTAAGTGATGTCGAAGGCTACATCAGCGGCTGCAGGGGCCGTGACGTTGTTGTCCGCGATACCAGTCACGATGGCGAAGCCCAGGCCCTTGGAGAGCTTGAGGCCAGCCCCACCGATGTACGGGCTGAAGTTAGCGCCTGCAGGGACCATGAAGGTCCGCACGGGCACATCAGTAGCAGGGTTCGGTGCGGTGGCTTTGTCGTACAGTTTGACGAATCGGGCGGCTGCTGCCACGTTAGCGATGTTCACGGCTCCCACAGACGCAGGGCCTGCCTTCAGGAGCGTTGCGTTGGTGGTAGCTGCACAGACTACGTGGTAGTGAGACTGCTGCCCGACATTAGGGTCGAGAGTTTGTGTTACTGCTGCTGCCATGGGGTTCCTTAATGGAGTATGAGTTTCACTAGGAACTCTTTGAGTCCCACAGCGTTTAATACAAACACAACCCCCCCACCATACAAGGCGTACTTAATCTGGGTCAGGGTTTCCTTGATGGCATTGAGACTTGTGCCAAAAGCAGTTTGGGTTTCGTGGAGAGTCTTGATGGTCTCATCCTGAACATCTGCACGAAACTCAAGTCGGGAGACGCGATTATCAATGTCGGCCATTAAGGTTCTACCGGTTGGGCCTTGGCGATGATCTGAGTCTTGATACCAGAAGCTTGGGTGTCCCCGAACCAGAAGTGAATCGCACCGAGCCATGCAGTACCTAAGGTACCAACGAGGGTGTAAAGGATCGCCTTGTTATCGTCAGGGACATGAGTCAGCATTAATGCCGCAATGAGACTGAAGAAACCAGCGGTGATAAAGAGCGTGAGGGCTGCAGGGACCCAAGACTTGTTGCTCTTCTGCATATCACGAGCACCTTGGACATCTTGGACCTTCAGGGACTCAAGGGCTTCGGTATCCTTGAATCCAAGGGAAGCCATCTGAACCTGAAACTCCTGATCAGCCTTTCGGACATTAGCGAGTTGTTCTGGAGTTGCACCGCTAATAGCTCCAGCCAGAGCATCCTGACGTTGAGCCTGGGTATCATTGGAACCTGGAGTAAGTCCAAATACCCTTTCCAAAGCGGATACTGCAGTACCAGCTAGGGGACCGCCAATACAAGAGGCGACCGTGGGTGCCAAGTTAGCTACTGCCCCACCTACATCTGACCAGTTCATACTGTGGTCCCCTGAGTGAAATTTGCACCTAGAAGGAACTCAGCCATCTCCCCGTCTCTGCGCTTGGTTAGTCCAGCCATCACTTTGCCTGCAGCCATGTTCCACTTTAGGAACTCTTGTGAAGCTCCTTCGATGTCACCTGAGTTCAGCTTCTTGAGCAGAGTCGAGTGATCCAGGTTCCCACGGCCTACGTTGTACGTGAAGGAGATGAGAGCGGCCTTCTCTTCGTCAGTGAGCGGTATCTTGCACTCGGAGTCAACGAAGGCTCCAAGGGCTTCTACACGAGCCTCAAGGTCAGCATCAGCTTGTACCTGGGTCCATACGGTCCCTGGGCCAATGTTGGGTCCGGTTGCCCCATAGCCAATGGTCCATGGTGCAGAGCCGGTTGCAGGGTCAGGGTATGCCTTGAGACGGCACCCTTCGAACTGCTTGATTAGATTAGTGGCGTCAATACACCATGTCATTGTTATTCCTTACTTTGGAGTGAAGCAGAAAGGGATTCGGTTGTCAGGACCTCGTGAGGCTTCCATAGCAGGAAGTAAGGTGTCACCGTTCAGTGCCCACCAGACCTTGTAGCCGAGCTTCAGGCCACTCGAGTTGGTGTTGCAGAAGTAACGGTTATCCTTGGTGTGTGCTTTGAACTCCGTGAGGGTCCCTGAGGAATCCCTAGTACACACATCGATGACCCAATCCTCGTGGACGTAGGGGATACCAAGGGGCCAATAGCAGAAGCCATACGCTGGATTACGCCAGAGCCACTTGGTACGGTTCCACCACTTAGAGTCAGTAGCTAGGAACCCTGGGTAACCATCACGGACCCCTGCATCCAAGGGGGCATCCTGAGTCTGGAACCAACAGAGCCAGTCCGGGAGGTAGCCATCGCCCTTACAGAAGAGAGCAACCACCGGAGCTAGGACGTAGGCAACCAAGGTGAACAGGAGGTTCGCTAGGACCTTGAGGTAGTAGGTCATGCAGAGTCCTTGATAATCGCCATGTCTCCCACATCAGGCTCAAGGGACTTCTGGCAGTGATCCTTCTGGAGGTAGTTCAGGAGCTTGCAGAGGACACAGCCCCAACGTTTCCCTTCGTTCATCGCCTTGTCAGCACGGCTCGAGATGGTCTCCCTAGGGTCACCAAGGAGGATTGCGTTGGTCAGTTCGTCCAAGGCAACCAAGAGGTTCCATAGGTACTTCTTCATGGGGTATCCAAGGGGAACTTAGGGATCAGCCCCGGGAGGTCAGAGGCCGTTGGGAACGCCTTGGTCCCTGCTTGAACCTGGGCTAGGTACGCATAGCAAGCAGCCCATACATCAGAACGCCATGAACGGAACGCTTGACCTTCAGACTGGAACTTAGGAACCGTAGGCTCATCGGCATAGGTCACAGCAGTAGTCACACTGTCGTAGCCGTAGCCTTGGGCCTTGGTATCCATGATCGACTGGACTGTGGCTACTAGGGAAGCCTGAAGGACTGCAGGGGAGACCTGAGGGACCGTTGCGGTGTTCCCTTGGGCTACCCACTGTTGGTAGAGGATCCAATCGGTGTTCTGAGGGTCCTGAGGGATGTAGGCTCCATCGGAGTCTCTGGTGACCCCTTGTGTTGCTACTGTGTACGTCATTGATTAAAGCTCCGCGTCTGCTGTGTAGACAAACCCATACGTGCCCACACCGGTACCACTGGCTGCAGGCAGAGTGCAGGAGAATCCAAAGGCAGAGCCGACGATGCTAGTGGGGTTGGTGCTCGGGAAAGAAGCGGTACCCCCGGACTGTGTGGCAACGATGGTGGGGGCACCCCGCATACGTTTGATGAACTGAGTGCTGATGAAGTAACTATCTCCAGATGTAACTCGAGCCGAGTAGATCACCGTGGCACCCTGAGGGATGTAGTACCGCTGACACATATCAAGCTCGTGCTGGAAGAACCGGAACTCCACAGGGGAGGCTACAGACCCTGCCTCAAGTTGTGGGAGACTACACGTACCCCCGATGAACCTGACGGTCGCATTGGTATTCGCTGGAAGGGTTACTTGACCACCCTTGGAGATGCTTGTGCCGTTGATGGTAGCCGTGGCTGTCCCGGTCCAACTAAGGGTGTAGGTACCCCCAGCAACGTTGATAGCCTCGACAACCTGTTCAATACCACCTGCAGGGGCAGTAATCTGATTACCGTTACCCGAGGAAGTGAAGGAGACGTTCTGACCAAGGGTGACGACTCGCCAGCGGTCAAGGGTGTACTGGTTTGCAATCGTGGTTGCAGCCCCAGACGTATACGCTCGCTGGTTGATAACGAACCGGGGGTTCAGTAGGACGTTCTTACCCGCCAGAGACGGAGTGAAGCTCGCTGCCAAGGAGGCCGAAGCTGCAGCAGCGTTCTGACTAGTCAGGGCATTAGCTGCGTACCCTGAGGCATTCGTAGCGCTCGTGGAAGCATTGGAAGCCTGAGTGGTCGCAATGCCAGCCTGAGTAGTAGCCGTAGTAGCCGAACCACTAGCCGAGATAGCCGAGTTGGAGCTATTGGTTGCCTGGGTAGCCGCAGAGGTAGCCGAGGCAGAGGCATTCGAAGCGCTCGTGGAAGCCGAGGAAGCGCTAGTGGAAGCTGAGGATGCCGAAGATGCCGCAGCCGTTTGACTGGCACCTGCATTGGTAGCAGCAGTGGAAGCCGTGGTTGCCGAGGAAGCGGCTGCAGTCTGACTCGAGGAAGCCGCAGAGGCACTAGCAGAGGCAGCAGAGGCTGAACCAGCAGCGGCTGTAGCGGACCCTTGTGCGGAGGTAACAGCAGCATTCGCCGCAGCCAGTGCGGTGTTAGCCTGGGACAGAGTGTCGTTGGCTTCCTGAGACAGTGTTGCTACGTTAGCCTCAGAGATCGCAGCGTTATTCGCAGCAGCAATGGCATCCGAGGAAGCCTGTTGAGCCTGAGTGTTCGCAGCGGTAACCGTAGCTACCTGAGACTCCAACTCGTCCAGCAGGGCATCCGTGGAGTTCACCTCAGGGGCCACTGCGGTCCCATAGAAGAAACTGGATTGGGAATCGCTCATTAATACTCCATGTTGTATGCAGGGGCGATCTGCTGTGCGCTTTGCTCCATATCGGTCTGATTAGCCTGTTCGACCAGATCACCGAAGAGAGAAGTGAAGCGAGCCTCAAAAGCAGTCACCCGGTCATCCACGAAGTAATCCGTGGCATACGACAAGGCTGCATAGAGGAGCAGGTCAGATGCGACCGTAGAGAAGAGATTGGTGTCTGTATCGTTGACCAGAGACGGCTGCGATG